TCATAACGAGCCGCACTCGAAATGCGGTTGTCCGTTTCCGGGCACGTGGGTTCAAATCCCACTCGCTCCGCTTTTTGTTAATATCCGCATAATTACTGGAATGTTCGAGAATCCGCTTAAAATAAGGGGTTTCGGGCATTTTTTATTATATATAGATGTTTGATATTTTATATTCTATTTTATCATTTCAGCCATCTATATGACACGAAATATGACACGACATGACACGGATTTAGATGAATATAATAGGTCTCTTCCCTCCAGTTTGCCGCTGGAGGGATTTCTTCTATACATATTTTATTTGCTCGTATAATCTAAGCTGATCCATCCTGCGCCAGACTTAAGCTTGCCCCAACGTTTCGCACCTTTACCAGAGGCTTCCTCTATGATGGTCAGCGACATCGTCTCTCGGATCTGCCCAGTGATTGGCGCGTTAGTGCTTGGCCACTGACGTATGTTTAAAGCTTTGCCAGGAATATTTTCTGGTGTTACCTTTACCATATATGGCTTAGTTGACGGTGTATAATTAAGTCCAAAGCCCTGCTGGATACCTGCAACGACTGCGCTTGCAATCTTAGTTTTGTTTGCCAGATACCAGCTCACGTCATCCCAATCGCTAATAAAGCAAGTTTCCAATACGGCGTGCGATACACCCTGAGCGCGAACACGGCTCTGTACCATCAATCCAGATGGCCACTGTCTCTGAGCAACTACTACACCATCCCATGCCTGGCAGCTTCCCAGCGAGTACAGGTTGAACAGGATCGCATCTTCCACCGAATGACCTGTTTCAGACTGGTCAATGTATACCATGCTCCCCTTCTTGATGCCATCACCGCTCTGATCAACAGTTGCAGATGCGTTAAAATGCACCTCAAGCACGTAATTGTACGGTGTGAAATCATACTGACCACCATTTTTAAAGTAAGAGTAGTGATTGCGATCTGGTGCAACGTCACATGGCACGCCTGCCCGATCAGCTGCTGCCTTGATCAGATCTCGCAGTTCGCGTGTAAGCGCTGCCTCCTGATATCCGTTTCCTACGGCTCCTGGATCCCATGATCCGTCTACATTTCTGCCGTGTCCGGCCATAACTAACATACGAAAACTCATCTTCTTTTCCTCCTTCTTTTTGCCAAAATAAAAGTGTCCCCACTCTTGTGATATGGAATCACTGCCCAAATAGTCATAGGCTGTGTACAAGTTTGCAAGTTTTTCCTTGTCAGGATTGCCATGCCCATCGGAATACTTTGTGTAGCTCCGGAACTGCAAGATCTCTGCGTCCGAAAAACGACGTTCTCCCTGCTCAAAAACGGCTTGCGCTGCCTGCAAACACTGCGGATCGTACTGATCTGAAGGCGCCGTAAATGCAGATTCTAAGCAAGTGTCCAAGTCCTTATAAGATGGAAGCAGGTCATGGATACACTGTGCGATGGCCAATAATGCATTGTAGTTCTTTCTAGAGAAAATTCCGCCTTCGGCATATATCACTTTTGCAATTTTTATTAGTTCTGCTGTTGTCATTTCGCTTCCTTTCTGCCAACTTGCGCTGGCGCAAAAAGAGGAAAGCCGAAGCTCTCCTGTCTTAATAGATTATTCCTTATCATCCTGTCCTGGCTGATTGATCGCCTTGTCTGCTACCTCAAGGCCTTTCGTTAAGATACGCGGAACGTCGTAGCCCATTTCCACGAAATTTTCAAGGATTGAGCGAAGTTCGTTGACAATCAGTGAAGCCAAGACGAACCAACCTAACAGCACGGTAATCTCAAGATTGATACCCAGCGTCGCACCAATCTCGACAAAAACGGCTGACGCGCCAAAAGCCACCGCGATCATAAGCCAATAGCCAAGCTTTTTGAGTACGCCCTTCCATCCTGCCGCTGAATTTTCCTTCTGAGCCATTCTTGACTTAGCCCAGCCAGTGAGCCAGTCAGCAACATTGAATGCTAAAAACAGGGCAAATAATGCCCAATGCTCTCCGAAGATATAGCTGAGCACGGCGATCACGGCACCTGCAGCTGCGTTATATGTATCTAATACTTTCATAATTTTATTTTCCTTTCTCGCTGCGATAATGCAGCATATACTTTTTACTTTGCTGCTTTTTTTGCAGCAGGCGCTCTTATGTAGGTCATAGTCTCTCCTATAAAAATACCGCAGGCATTTGGCCCACGGTACGATTTAGAGTTTCATTTCATATGTCACAGCTGCAATCTCATTCAAATCTGTCAAAGATTCCACATACGAGCGCAGTGCAATGAAATATGAACTCTGTTTGATTTTATACTGATTTGCAGCTTCTGCGATTGCCTGAATCTCCTCCGCAGTATATGGAAGATTCTTCTCTCCTGCATTGGCAAGATCTGTCAGTGCAATCAAATTCAGCTGATCCTGCGGAGTCAATGTGTAATGAATCGTTGTCCCACTGCTTAAAGTCACATCAACACCCTTTGCGATTGCCTCACTATATGCCTTTGCCAATTCTTTAAGCTTCTGCTGGCGCACATATTCAATAGTTACCATTTCAGTTAGATCAGGCTCAACAATTAACTCTGTGATTTCTTCTGGCTCAGGCAAGGAAGTTGATGCCTCCTCGCCTGTCTGCGCTGCTGTCTGAAGCAACTCATACTCTTCGTTCTCAATGGCAATGATCTGTGCATCTTCATACGCAATTCGATCCGTCTGCACTGGCAAAAGCCATGTGTCATGATACAGCTTCTCCCCGATCTGGATATACTCAGCATTATCTTCATTACAAGAAAGAAGAATGCCGTGTTTCTTCTGAACTCTTCTGAAATTTGAAGAACTTCCAATTCCTTTGAATGTTGATTTATCAATTATTTTGTAATATTTCAACTAGAACCTCCTTTATTACAGCGAGAAACAAATAACCTGATTAACGGCATCTTGAACAGCTAATGATTTAAGAGTGTATCCTTCTTCGCTAACAGCTAATATCCATGCTGCGGCATTTTGATTATGAGTACGTTCTGTGTAGTAAGAAGCAGACATCCAATACCCATTCCCAATAGCTTTTTTAGAATCTGCAAGATACCGTTCATGTCTAGTAACCCATTTTTCATCGGATATATAGCGGTAATACACATTATTATTAAGCCAAAAATCTCCCTCTTTTACATGATTTGAAGTTAACTGTGTTGGATCTGTGTTGTCTGTGTAAATAGTAGGATTATAATCAACATAAAGCTCAAGAAATTTTACTCTAGTTGCATTACTTACAAACCAAGGAATATGATAACCTTCACCAGTGTATAAAGTATCTGTAGTGCCATCCATTTCTACACGAGCCGGTGGATAAAGGTATGTCTCAGAAGTAACCACATTAGAAGTACCATTTTTTTCTTTTGCATTTACCTTTACCTTTTTAATTATTGTTCTCCATTGAACAGGCATTGCTTTGTATACACGTTCATTTTCAACTACGTATGCTGCCATGGAATGCCAGCCGCCACTCGCGTCATATGCATTGTTGTATTGGATTTTCTGTCTTAAAACATTATTGCATATAAAAGATGCATTGCTTTTTTTGCTAGTATCTCCGGCTAGTCGATACCTCGATGAACCGCAGTATTCCATACGCCAAGTCTCATGTGTCCAGGCTGCAAGTGTTTTTGCATTTTCTCCGCCAAGATCTTCATACCAGATTTTGCACCAGTTAATCCAGCCTTTTGCACAGTAATCGAATCCATCACTGTATTTAATTCCACCCAAACATAATGTTGATTTTGTATTTGTGCTTCTAGAACGAACAATTTCAAATACTTTAACGTCTGTATCTGTTCTTGTCATTATTTCAGCTGTATGAAAAGCATAAAGGAACAAACTATTAGACCCTTTTATATGCCGGATTACACATAATCCCGGAATATATCCATATCCAACTTGTTGCTTCTTGTCTCCCCATTCAATTACTGGATTATTTCCATTAAGATATAATCGGAATCCCTCGCTTCCATTTTCTTCATAGCAAGAGAGTAACGTAGCTCTTTCATCATTTTTATTGAATTCAAAATCAATTGCTAATGTAAAGGACGGCGAATCTTCATCAAATAAAAGGATTTTCTTATCAACAGCATTTGTTCCATCAAAATAGGTATTCTCACAAAGCAGTTCAGAGCGAACATTAGAAAATTTGAGATCATTTCCCATTTTTAAGTCAAAATAATCCCGCATTTCAAAATACTCGTCCATTTTCTCTGACGCACAAACACCATAAATTTCAGCGACTGACATATCTTTTAAATCTTTACCTGATGGCGGCAGCTCGCCTCTGTCCCATACTGCATATACATCAACATCCTCATGAATAAATCCAGTTGACTTATCCCATCCTGTAAAAACATTGTATACATAGGTATTTTCCTCTGATGTATTTGTTGGAATTTCGCCATCGTAAACTACCTCAGCTCCATATACCGCTGTTTTAGAGCCGAGAGAGACTCCTGATCGTGAATACCATGTTATGGTATACTTTCTGATCGTCTCCGAATATTGTGCAGTAATTGTTCGGTTCGTTAGCATAACACCAGTGATATTATCCCACCCGGTATAGGTGAAATCATACTGCTCAGTACTCTCTGCAGTCGGTGTGGAAATCCATCCTTCTGCAACCGGATCAGGCGGAACAGAACCTCGGTCTACATACTCTTCGTGCAAAACACTTCCATCTTTGTTAACGTAGGTTGCAATAAACTGAGGTACTAGATTTGCACTATTATAGGTTACTTCCAAATCACTCCATGCCTTTTTGTACTTTGAAATTTCCTGTAATCGAATGGAACCCGATACATAGCAGGAACCTGTGACCAGAGAATAGAACAGCTTTACCATCTTGTTAAGCAATACTGTATCTCCCACTGTCCAGTTAATATTGTACAGATTCAAAACCTGCAACGTGCTGATTGTCTTAGTTACAATGTCTAAGCTATCCAGTGTACCGCCCTCAAGCGTTAAAGTTTCAAGTGCTGCCAGTGTACAATCAAAGTCCGTCAAATCATTCAGATTTCGCATCGTTAATGTATTTATGGTCTCTGGCAGATGCACTAACCTCACCTTGCCGTTTGTCGCAAAGATTACACCAGTAATCTTGGTTCCTTCTGCATAAAGCTTCAGAAGGTTACTGCACTGTGCCAGATTCAATGAACCGGTAAGGTTTGCGCAGTTTCGGATATCAAGTTCTTCCAACAGCTCATTACTGCCGAGCGTCAGCGATGTCAGACGTGAGTTCGAGTATCCCCGTGTGGTGTTTCCAAGCACAAGTTTACGCAGCTTGGATGCCATAGAGAAGTTGTTGGCAGCAATGTAGCAGGCTGACAAATCATTTAAGGCTGCAATTCTGTTTGCACCATAAATTGTGACCTGAGTATCATCCATTGCCGACAGAGGACACTCAATCTTGTATTCTACACCGGCTTTTGCTCTGACCTGCTGAGTGCCGCCATTACCAAACATGACGGACACGTACATGTCTGAATACGGTGTGATACGGAGCGTGTAATCTGGCGGTACTGCCACGTCTCCAGTAGGTGTATAACATCTAAAAGTGATACGGTTATTATCACCAACGACTGTGTTCATCAATGCTTTTGTTCCAAAATAGATCTCCTGATCACGCATCCACTGACGACGCTGATACTTTTTGCGTCCCTGCATCATGTCTCTTAAATACTGAACATCATGCTTTGGCTTTGAATTGTCGATTGATTCTCCCGTGAAAGTACGAATATACTTTCTCTGAATGTCCAAACGCCAAATTTCTTCCGGATAGCACTCCTGATAACTGTCAAATTGGTTGATCAGATCATTTGCACTAAAGCACTCCGACGCAACAGATGAAAAAACACTTGTAATCTCGGATGCCAACAGATCACGAAGTCTGCACCAGAAAACAGATGTTGCACCGTTGAATACATAGCCCGAAGCAGGATTTCCTTCGATATTGTAATCTCCATCCTCTTTTCCATATGGGAAAATCAATTCACCGTTATTGTTAATGCCAAGCGCAGTATCATTATCATAATCCCATAGATCAAAAGCATACTGTGTATAATAAGTCTTTCCTGCTGTAATTGAAGTATCCTTTGTCGTTGTGTAAGATCCGTCTGAGGACAGTTCTGCATAGACGTGAAGCAGTTCTTTCACAGGCCTTGCTACCTGACGATAAGTACCAGTCTTGGCAAAATGCCAGAAAGTGTTTTTTGCACGATTGTCCATCATGGTATAGATGTGAGTGAATGCATAGAAAAACTCAACGGCACTTCGCACGCACCACTGGTCCAGTTCCTGTACAAATTCTTCATCCGATGCAGTCACTACCCAGCGATAAAATGCTCTCCATACTTCATTATTGAGTACCAGCTGGGCTTTTCCTCTGCCGGATGTATCATTAACCAGTTTGCCATCTCGATAATCGCCACAGCATGCATATCGTGGTTCAAAAGAGTGATCGCCATCAAAACCTTCGTTGTACAAGCACCAATGACGCATATTGTCTTTATTTTCCCACTCGACCTGCGTGATCGGATACACGAAGCTGTCCGGCTTTGCAACAGATACAGGAGTATATACCTTATTTCCATCGTCATCTGTGCCTTCTGTCAGCGTGAATTTCTCTAAGCAGCGATTTCCAGAAGAATCCAGATAAACTCCAGACTGGAACACGGCATTATTCTTTGTATTATCTGAAATTTCAATAGTAAACTCATTCATGTCCTCCGGATCATAGGCTCTGGTGTAATCCGTTTTCTTTGAATCGCCTAAATTACCGAGTGCATAGAAATGCCACTGTGTATCCAGGAACTCATTGTGTGTAGAGATATCTGCGTTTGTTTCACGGATAAATACAACTGCCGGGACAAATTCCATATCATTCTTCACCTTGCTGTCTTTCGCAGCAGCTGGTGAAATATACGGCAGAAAGTCATTATAACGCTTCTGAAGAAGTGCATTATTCACGTTATCTGAAGATGCAATGTTTACCTTCAGATTAAAGAAATTATTCGGCACGGAAGTTCTCGTTAACGCGACTTTTCCAGTATTGCCCTTCCAATCGTTACACTTTTCCGTATATGCATTCTCCGTGTTGTATCCTAATGTCACCTGTGAAATGTAATCCGGCTCTGGATTTTTGATCTTGTCTGAAGGCTTATGTACACCGTCACAGTTAAACAGATAATCCTGATTTCGACCCGAGTTTCCATAGTTATCCGATGTAGTTCCCTGACCACTGTGCCAGCCATTTTCAAAGAGCCAGTTGTCATAATATTCATCTCCCGGATATAAACTTCCGCCCGGAGCATGGATACAGCGAAGACTTGACTTAACAAATACTTTCTTACTAGTTGTAAAGTGATCTGTTTCAAGCATCAAAACCTTTACGTTTGGTATGATCGGTGCCAGACGTTCCGGTGTCAGCTCACCCTCTCCGCTGTATGGAGTATAATTTCCAGTCTCACGATTGTAATAAATGCTGTTTCGGTCATATCGTGCCAACATTGTCGTAGAGTCACGGGAATCCGCGATAAAGTTTCGCATGATATCTTCGGTAGTTAATGCTACCGAGTATATTTTTAGGCGATAGATACGAATATCGCAATAATCAGAGCCTATCTTTAAAGGCTGCGATGTGTACTGGTAGAAACGGTCGCTGCTGTCATACACAAATGCCTTTGACGGCACACCATCCTCATAAGCCATGACAAATGCTTTAGCCGTAGAATCATCACGATCAAGCACGTCAATGTTTATGTCCATTTCAATGATGTCTTCCTCACTGTATGGCATATACAGGTAGGTATTGGTTGCAGCCACGCCGGACTCTGTGTCACTGTCACTGGCATTGTTGGTTTTTAACCATCCTTCATGTGCACTCATCTGGATACCCATGTTTACTGTTGCGCCTGTATTTTCATTAACCGTAGTCTCTACGTTGCTCATCCATACAGCATTTGCATCCTGTACATTTTCAACCATAAAGATCACTTTCATTTCCGCTCCGTTTACAGATGGGTTGGCGTTCAAACCTCCTGAAAACATGTTGTAGTCAAGCGTTATTGACGTACCTGCTTTGATCAGAAAATATGTATCTCCTTTTTCGTCTGTCTTATAGCCGCCACCCGACCAGTCAAAGTTATCTGATACTGTGAATTTATATTTATCATTGTGCCACTCTCGATCTGCTGATGAGTTCGTGATTCCGGTCGGATTGAAATCCACTTCCAGATTTCCAATGACAGGTGATACATCAATGCCAAGTTCTGCAATCTCCACCTTGATGGTGACGGTTGTATCACGGCAGACAAGTTTCAGCGTGTGTGTTCCAACTGTAGATGACTGATAATTCCATACATTCTGGCTGGACGAAATCGTATCTGTACTGATCAGCACATCGTCCTCATAGCGCTTAACCACTGGATAATTGGTGGACGGATCATATACGTTGTAAATGATCGGTGTCGTGTCATACTGTCGCGCTTTCAGGACGCCATAATAGTCAGTCCGGTAGATACAACCGATGACTGCCGGTTTATAGCTGCCATCTTCTTCGCTTTCGTCATACCAGATGATGTCGCGATAGAGATGAGCAGTCTCGACCTGAGTGTTGTTCACGGTTGCCGTAATCCAGACTTCAAGAAGATGCGCGCCATGCGATTTAGCCGGAATTGTATAGGACTGCAGCGTACCGGATGATGATGTTGTCACAGTGTCTTCAACTCCGTCTAACTTAAAATGAACTGTCTTGGCAACAGATCCATACGGAGTGTAGGAAAACGACACAGAACGGCCTACAGCGGTTGTGTATCTGTCATTGAAGGTGGATTCGATTCGAATATCAACCTTCTGGACAGTCCATGATTTCACGACTGTGGAGCCTCCCTCATCGGTTACAGTCAGCGTAAATTTCTGTGTTCCTACGGAGACATATTCAGACAGGTCAAACGAATTTCTTCCCTGAGTCAGTGAACCTGACATCAATACTGTGCTTCCTGACTTCCATGTATAAGTCGCGTCAATGGTCTCGCCATCTGCATCGGTACTGGAAAAGTCTATTTCAATCACTGCTGAATCAGTTGTGGTAATTATGAGTGGGGATGGGGTCACACGCTCTACGGTAAGTGTGGTAGTGACGGTGCCGCCTCCACCACCTCCACCTGCAGGAAGCATTGTCTGGCTGGCGATTTCCTCGTTGCTGCCCTTGACCTGATATAAAGTCAACACGTAGTTCTGATTGTCGTCCTGTGTCACGGTGTGGTAATAAGAGTAACCTTCTGTATCGATATTGTCGACATCACTTCGTATCTTATCTACAGTTTTGCTTAAAGAAGAAAGGTTGGTTACGTTTGACTCAATGTTCTGTGCATTGGCCTCCACTGACTCTTTTACCGGAGCAAGGATAGCATCCATCTGATCTTTGGTGTAGCTGTTGCCGCCGATCACACGGTATGCACCGTTGATGAAGCGATAGGAGCCACTCTCCTGATCGGTAACATAGTAATCGGTGTATGCGTTGCCCTGATCAATGTCCGGAAGCGTGGATGACACATAGGCGAGAGATCCTGCGATTACTCTCCACTCTCCATCAATGTACTTATAGTACAGATAGCCTCCATTTTCTTTTAAGATGTAATCTGTGTCGGCATCCGGAGTGACTGAATCCAAAGAATCTATTACTAATGTGGTTGATGAGCCGAAAACATCCCATTTCTGGGTACCATCGTCATCCGTAATCCACCAGTACTTGTCATAGCCGGTCTTAGATTTGTTTGGAAGCAAATAAAATGTCATGCTCTCTCCTGCATTTGGCAGCTCATCCACAATCTTTATCGTAAATGCCTTATAGTCAGCCAGAAGTGCCTGAGCATAGGTGCGCGCCAGTGTAACAGCACCCTGAATCGTATCAGACAGATTTGTGTAGGTCAGTGTGTCTGTCAACTTATAGGACTTAACAATCTCATCCTTTACTGCATCCACGTTTTTCTGCACGGAATCTGCTTTGCTCTGCGCATAAGAATAAACGTCTACATTTCGTCCATTTGGATCGTATACTGACGGCTGCATGGCTGTATCTGCCTTAGCCAATGTCTTCTCAAAATTTGAATCCACCTTTGTTCTGGCTATGCTACCATCTGTAATAGTCATTGATGCCAGCTTACCGCTTGTAAGGTAGCGGTCCATCTCTAAATTAACTGCCTGGGAAATCTTTTCCGCAATGACTTCATTGTTCTCTAACTGTGTGACCTTCTGTGACAATTCATCTACGGATGATTGGCTTGCTTTAAGCATAATTGCATCTGCATTTTTCTTTTCTGCTGTCTGAGCTCTTGTCACCTCTGCTTCCAGATCGGACTGTTTCGCTTTCTGATTGATCTGACGCTGCAGCTCTTTGTCTGCTTCTACAAGATCGGACACACTCTGTCCGTTCCAGCTTGACAATGCATTTATCTTGGTGACTAACTGCTGATACAGGCTCTCTGAAATCTCTGTGCTTGATGCATCAGAAATCAGATTGTTCTTGTCAATTGTGAACGTCACATAATTGGTTGTACCAATGACTTCTCCGCCGCTTCCATACAACATCATGGTGCAGGTTCCCTCTCCAATCTCGGCTGGAAGATAGGCTCCGTTTTCATCATCAAGATACTGATTGTATGCAACTCCTCCCTGACGAAACTGAGCAAATTTCAGCAGGTTATCCCAGTCTTCATCCAGCGTAAACTCAAAGCGGACAAACTTCTGCGAACCTGCAACAAATTCTTTTTTGTTCTGCAAAACTCGAAGTTTCTGCCCCTGCACATCGACTGTTACATTCATGTCTGATCACCCTCTTTCTGTGTTTCTTTTTGATTCTCTTCTTCACTCTCTTTTCGCTTCTGATCATAAGCAGCCTGATCATTTTCCAGTTGATCTTTATACATTCCCTTGATTTCAAGATAAAGTGATTTTGCTATCAATTCCCAGAGATATAGGGGAAAATTATAGCTTTTGATTGTCTGCCATAACTCAGACTGGGCGCTGGCCACAATCAGAGAGTCGGGCTTTTTGATTTCATTTTTCTCATTCATAATGTTTATTCCTCAATTGTCTATAATGGTTTTGAGTTTTTCTATTTCTTTCAAAGAATATTGTGTCGTTTTAATGAGATCAGAAATAAGATCAATATAGTTAATGGCAAGATATTCTCCACGATCATCAACAAGTCCCCACTGAGCTATTTCTTGTGCTTCCTGAGCAATTAAGCCATGGTGAACATTATCATCTACGCCGTTGATGTATTTATAACTTACAGGTCTATATTTTGATATTTCCTTTAAAACTTCATCAATACTTAGGTCGACAATATCCTGTTTCAAGCGTCTATCAGAATCATTTACGAGAGTGCCGCGAAATTGGGCGCTTTGAACAGTACACCCAGCCGGGGGATTTTTTCCATCTGATAAACCATAAAAAGTTATCCAGCTTTTCTGTGTATTCTGGAGTCTCGCGGTGTAGTCATATGCCGCATTATCATGACTAGTTGCTTCGGTATGAAAGTCAATATACGGAGTTGATCCATCGTTTCCAGCAAGTAACTCAATACCATAATCTATGAAAATGGCGTGCTTAAATTCGACATCGTCATTAAGTTCTCCAACTGATTGCATACAACCTATCTTGAAAGGTCCAGCAGAGTCTATAAACCCTTCACCTATTTGGAGATAACCTGAAATTTTTGTAACCTTTACTTTTTGCACGCAGTTTCTTGATGTAGAGTCATATTTTTTAAATTCAAATCCGACTCGATAATACTTTGTATTTATGGGCAATGTTGGTACTTTAACTGTTCCAGTAAAATTTCGAAAAGCACCCTTTTCAGGAACTTCTGCGGTATTCCAAGCACCTGTCTTAAAAGTTTTACTTCCGTCATAAAGCCATATGCCATACGTTACCGTTTGAGCAGCTTCGCACCAAACATTAAAGTCAAATTTCAAAACATCGTCCTTAACAAATGAATTTATGCAATAAAGCTGAGAAACGAACAGATGCTTCAATCCAGTTTGCTTATCTTTCTTTTCAATCCAATCTCCGTGAGTTGAACTGCTTGAAATTGCCTGATCTGATAAAAGAGTAGCAGAGTCATTCTCAGTTACTGTTGCATAATTCGTAAAATCTCCAATTGCGATATGACCTGCCGTTATCGTCTGTGCTGCAACTTTTCCACCATCTATAGTTGTCATGTTATTATCATAACTCCAACTAGATAGTGTTGAACTGGCAGTATTTGCATTATTTACAGAGGTTTTAAGATCACTATCCAATGATGATATTGTAACTGCTCCTTTTAAGTTGATTTTTGATGCACTGATAGTAACCGACTCAGAAGATTGATTTATGCTGGAAATGACAGAGTTTTTACTGACCTTACTTTCAATACCCTGTTCATTAATTTTTATACTTGCTTCAGCGCTTTCCATACGAGTTGTCAGCGGATCAATGTAGGTCGTCTTCACCGTTGACGTAATGGAGTTTGGTAAAAGACTGATTGATGCACTGTTATCACTGATCTTTCCATCCAGCTCTTTATACTTTGCTGACACATCTGCTGTTATAGACGATGCTGTTTGCGTTATGCTCGCTTGCGCTGAAAGGATATCCTTTTCATTTTGAGTGATTCGTTTTTCAGCAGCATCTATATCAGACTCTGCATTAGATACTCGGCCTGTCAGCGGATCAATATAGGTTGTCTTTACCGTCGATGTGATCGAATCTGGCAACATGCTAATTGAAGAACTATTATTACTTATTTTGCCATCCAGTTCTTGATACAATGCTGATACATTAGCTGTAATGGAAGATGCAGTTTGCGTGATTTCCGATCGTGCTGCAAGGATGTCTTTTTCGTTTTGAGTAATTCGGTTCTCAGCTGATTCGATATCATTTTCTGCTTCGATTACTCGGCCTGTCAGAGGATCAATGTAGCTTTTCTTCACAGTAGATGTGATGGAGTCTGGCAGCATACTAATTGAGGCGAAATTTTCACTGATTTTGCCGTCTAGCTCTGTGTATTTTGATGACACATCCGCCGTGATCCCGTTCAGCGTAGCATCCAAAGTTACTCCTTTGCCATCGCTGATGTCCTGCAGATGAAGGTTTATAACCTTCACAAGATCTGCATCTAAGGTTCCTGTATTGACGTATTTTGCATCAATTCCAATGGCATAGATTTTATTTAATATCGCCATTCCAGTTGCATCAATTCCAGTAGGATATGTTTTTCCCCCATCTGTACTGATGCCTATCGCTTCTGCTGTCATTTTCCATATAATCATTGATTCAGACAGCTTAGCCTTGTCATGCATATAATAAATTGTACTTCCATCTGGTTGCTCATCTTTCGTACAATACAGTCCCGAACTACTCTCCAACTTTCTTGCCAGATTTTCGATTGCGGTATCTCGTGCCTCACGTTCCTTCGTTATCAGATCTCTTGTCTCTTCATACGTTTTTGAAGCTCCTGAAGAAAACTTACTGCTATTTCTTATTGCTGAAATAGCGCTATTTTTAAATGTCGTGATCCCCAAAAACGTAAAATCAATATCCGTCAGTATTGACTGATATTTTCGACCTTTCCTATCCTCTACATATACCAGATCCATAAATTCTGCCAACGGATACGCAATGTGATCACCACTAAAATCACGTAAATGTACTCCAATCAACCTTTGCCCAATTGAATCCACCAGCTGCTGCTCCTGTCCTGCAACCAGCGGATTCTCAACTTCAATAAGATATCCTTCTTTCCCACATAAAAATGTTTGATCCTCTTCGGCTGTTTTTCCTTTTACTTTCATTCGGATTCCAGTGATTACTACATCTTCGGTTCCAATCTTCAAGGAATTGAAGTTTCTAAGTTCCTGTATATGCACCCCTTCTTGATCTAATACCGAAAAATCATAGGACAAAATTTCTAGCGTACCCTGTCGACTAATCCGCGCATTTCCAGCAGCCAACATTGCCAGATATCCAAACACAGCACGAAATGTCAAATCACTTCCAGATGGCTTTTCCTTGATTGTAAAGTCATTATTGCGGAACAATGTATTGCCAGGCTGAATGCCGCAATGTTCACACATCTCAATAAATAATTCAGATGCAGATACAGGGAAAATCAGATCACTATAGAACGCTTTATCTGCTCGATACATATCGTCCACTGCCGCTACAATCACTGTTTGTCCGTAAGTTTCCGGCTTTGTTACAGTAAAATATCCGCATTCAATTTTCTCGATGCGTTCTTTAAGTTCTTTTGTTTTGGGCAGCCAAAATGTCATGTACAACCGAATTTGTGCTCCAACAAAATCATATTTTTCGAGGTGATCATCATCATTCATTAGTTCAATCTGAACCTGCCGCTGAATAGCAGCTCCAAGAGGCAGACCATTACTCCCAGCTCCATCCGTGATCGAATTGTTCGATACTGTAAAATCATCCTCTGTTAATGAGAGCTTCGTTCCATCTAAAAATGTCACCTCTGCCTGCTCTTTAAAGTCTGTTCGTACTTCCATCTGCTCACGAAATTCGCTGGATACATGAATCATTTATCATCACCTCACTTTCTTACTGGTTTAACCGGATTAATTCCAGTCATATTAAAGTTCAAAGAACTAAATTTCTCTTCATTTTCTTTTAAAGTGCCAATTTTACAGTCACCTTTTCCCACATAAAATGTATCATCACGCCAGCAACCATAATATGGACTAAAATAATGCAGCGTGAAATTGCGCTGAATTACTAATTGTAGAATCTCTGATACCTTCTCTGCCGGAACATTTGTAGCTGTATAGCTTTCCTGCTCAGCTGTAAAAAGCGGAGTGAAATGCCCCACTCCGCTCTGTACTCTTACACTGTCTTCTGAATAGGTTGTGACAAAGCTATGCTGCAGATCTTTATCTGGCTGATGAATTACAATCCCATCAATCATTATCACTTCGTCCTGCATGATTCCTCCTTACGCTAACTCAAATGGATTATTACCTGACTGATCCTGTCTTGCCCGAGCTTCTTCCATCATCTCATCAAACAGCACTCGTCGATTGATCTGCGCGGTAAAACGGTATGTCCGACTTCCACCACTATCCCTACTTTGCAATTCTTCTCGCATGATCTGGCGCAGTAGACTTTCTGGTGTTTCAATGTTCGTTCCCCGCTTCTGATCACCCAAAACTGCAAGAAATTCGCTTTGCGGAGGAATAACAGCTCCGGTTGCCAATCGTGGGATTCTTCCCCAACTTACCGTGCCAACATTCGGATGCCAGCCAGTTCCGCCCAATCCTGGAACCCAATCTGGAACTGTGAAACCAATCTTATTGATTCCGCCTATTACCCAATTCAATCCGCTTTCAACCGCACTGATCATACCATTAACCAAATCAATTACGGCATTAATTGGTGTTTTTGCCAATCCAACAATCATGTCAAAAAAGCCTCCGAAAATCGTAACAATTCCACTCCAAGCCTTACTCCAATTTCCCGTAAATACTCCAGTTAAGAAATCAATTAAACCACTAAAGATCTTCTTTATTCCTCCAAAAAACTGTGATACTCCGCTGAAAAAATCATTAATGACCTGCCCGGCTGAGCCAAAAACTATGGTCCAATCTGTAAGGAATAATGATTTTAACCATTCTACAAAGCCTGCCATCCATTCTTTCACTTCGTCCCAATGCATGATAATCAGCGCAACTGCACCAGCTACAACCGCAACTATCGCCACTATAGCAAGCGTTGTCGGTCCTCCAATCATTGCTATAACTGCCTTCAACGCTGAAATTAGTCCGCCTGCGCCCTGAATCGTAGTTATTATGGTTTTAATTGCTGATACTGCAGATGCTATCGCCGGTCCCATCTTTATAGCTGCCAAAAATGCAAGAATCAATGTTGTTGCAAGAATCACAGGCGCTGGTAACTCGCTAAATGCAGTCAAAAGTCCATCAATCAGAGCTTTTCCGGCCTCATACAGCTGTGATGCCAAACCAATCCAATCAATGGCATTTAGCATATCTGCGATTGTCTGACCAACTGCATGCCAATCTGTATTTTGAGCTGCTGTAGTAATCATTGTCAGCAATCCCAACACAAACGCTGAAATACTCGCACCAATCGTTTCACCATCAATTGCTGCAATTGCTCCATTAATTCCATTTGCCAGTGCAAATCCTACTTGTGACCAATTAAGCGTTGTCACAAAACCATAGAACATATTCCATGCAATCATAAATTTCTGTCCAATAAGATTTCCCAGATTCCACCAATTGACCGTATCCACCAAGCTGTTCATTCCTCTGGCGAAGGAAGATCCTAACAATTTCCAGTCTATTCCAGTGATCAACAGTAACAGTGTATTAACGATTGTATTGATTCCATCTCCAACGGTCTTTCCCATCAATTCCCAATTGATATTTCGAACCAGGCTATTAAAAGTTTGAGTAAATGCATTGACAAAATATGTTAGCTTGGGTCCGACTTTTTCCCAGGATATTGCATCATCTACTTTTGCCAGTACGGAATTGATCTTAGAAGCCAATAACTCACCAAGGCCATCCCAATCTTGAGCAGCAATTAGTGCCTTTATCTTGTCTGCAAAGTCTTTAATCGCTGAATCAATCGGAACTTCTTCAAACATCTCTGATGCACTCGGCGGCTTATATCCAGGAATGGAACTTCCACCATTTTCTCCTACATCTCCTGCCCCTGAATCCTTATTAGATTCATACCTGTCAATCTCATCCAAAGGGCTTAGGTAACTGTCTGCTGCTTTTGCCGCATCCTTTAATCCCTTAGCTGCATCCCCTGCTCCTGATGCAGTATCTTGTAATCCCGCTGCAAAATCTTCCTGCACTGGAATCGCTTTTTTAAACGATTTTGCACCAGTCAGCGTAGCAAAAAACATTCCAACATATGTTGCCGCTCTAGCCAACATATTGATGAAACCACTAAGAATCGGGGCCACTACTGTCAAAATCGGTGAAAATGCTGTTGCAAACGCATTCTTCAAATACGTCAATGCCGTCAATAACATCGAAATAGATGTGTTGGTTTGAACTGATGCCTGTGCTAAATTCTGAAAGCCACCAGTTACACCAGATGTCAGCATCTGTAAAAGACGCGATACACCCCCAAACAGGATCGTTGTTTGAATAACACGTAAAAGAGACATTCCTGTTTGATCAGAATGTCTCCCAAGATTTTTCATAGCTGCAATACCTTTTCCAGACATTGCAGCCATTCTCTTTACTGCTGATGATGCTTTATCAAACTTCCCACTTAACGTATTGGTCAGACGGTTTAATACGGATTCCTGTTTATTGACTTTTGACAGACTTTTTTCATACTCCTGCAGCTGTGCATTTAACTGTTGAATTTTAGCAGCATTTTGATCATATTCTTTATAACCTGAGCCCACTCCAGCTTTTGACAGTTCTTCCTGTCTTGCCTTTAGCCTTGCCAGATTCTGATTCAGTTCAACAATCTTCTGATCTCCGACTTCTGCATTCTCTGCAATTGCCCGCAAGCGATTTGCTTCCTCTGCCGCAGAAGATTCCTTCTGCTTCAACTCATCCAATCTTGCATTTAAAATATCATAGGAACTTGATGCACGATTTCCCATCTGTGCAAGCTTTTCCTGCTCTACTGCAATTTTCTCTTCCAACTTACTGGTATCCGCTGTCTGATACGCCTTTCCTTCCTCGTCCATCTGGAAAAGATCTGTTTTTAATAAGCGCAGCTTTCTTTCAAGATCTGTTATATCAAGATCAAGCTTTGGCGACACATCTTTACCAAGCGTTACACGAGAATCGCGTCTATCGTACAACCTTTCAAGTGCTGTCTGAGCCTTATCTATTTCTGTTGCAAGATCTGTAAATTCTTTTGTCTGTACCTTCTGTTGTGACAGTTTCTTTAATTCATCTCTTAATCTTTCAACCTTTTGCTGTTGTTTTTCGTACTTATCACTTAATTCTGAAACTGCATTGTACTGTCGTTTGAGTGATGCAGAAGCCTGATCGCCAATATCAGATATCTTACCAGCTGTCCTTTTAGCAGCAGCTTCCAGATCTTTCGAGCCAATTTTAAAACCTTTCGTATCAAGATCTACTTGTATTTTCAGACTACCATCTGACTCTGCCATTGACGTCTCACCTCCTTAATCAAATAGTGCAAGCAGTTCCTTCTGTTTCTGCTTTTCTTCCTCTGAATAACGCTTTTTCAGATCGATCATGCTGCGATTTTTCTGGTAAAATTCCTGCTCCCACTTTTCTAGTTTCTGATGCTTCTGCTTTTTCTGGCGGATACTCAATACTTGCGAAAAAAGGCTCTCACCAATTTCCATATATGCACCAGCAAATGTCCACCAATGCATATATGAAATGGCTCGAACCTCTTTTCCGATTACTTTATTTACCGCTGGGATAATCAGTCCAGCGTCCTGTTCCCAGTTCATGAGTGCAGGAGATTGTGTCTCCTCTGCCTTTTCTTCTCCAAGATCAAGGAACCAGCGTGCTTTCTCACAAGCCTCCTGATAAAGTTTAGGCGACATTGATGCAAAATCCTCAAATAAAATATCAAGACAAATCATCCACTGCTCATCTTCTTCATAATTGGGATCCCCGAAATATTTCAAAATATCCAATGCCACCCGAAAATCACTACGAATAGTCCAATCTTTATTACCTACAGTCAGGGACTGAGGAAGCTCCCACGCACTCATTTCACAACATGATATTTTGCAGTGGCTTTCCGGATCTTCTTCATCTTCTTTTCTACGCGCTCATTCGTCACCTTTTCGATGATACCTCGAATGCCATCAAGTACGACTTCAAAGAAGAAATCACCATTCTGAACCGGGGTAAGCGGACCGCATTTGCTGAAAATACTGTCTGACACTGGGTAATTAAATAAATGGTCAAACTGATCTCTGATCTGACTAGAAAACTTCTTTACAATCTCTTCATTTCCCTCATTTTCATTAAATGACACATTATTAAAGAATTCAACCACAGAGCCATATCTGTTTACAATATCGGTATCAGTCGGTACAAACTCGAACTCTCCTATCTTCTTGCCGTTTTCGTTTTCTACATCGACTGTAACGGCACCAGTATCAACTTTTAATGTTAATTTTTCCATTAGCTCTCCTTTTCATTACTCTTCCGGTGTAAACTTCTTGGTTCCCGGAACATAAAGACCTTTTACTCTGTTCCCTGTATAATCCACCTGATACGGAATCTGATATCCTGCCACAGAACCGCCATAGCTCTTCGGAGTTACATAACAGTCTTCCTTCCAAGCAACAAATCCAGCTGTTGCATCGCCTTCCCACATATGCACTTCAAGAACTTCTGTCTTACAATGCGTATCATCCTTATATCGATGATCAACAATCTCCTGAAGCTTCTCAAAAAGTGGATCTCCAACAACCGCATAAAATGTATCTGCATCAATCGCTGGGCTATATCCGCTATTTGTAAAGGAAACTGCTCCTGTTACATCTTCTTTTGTTTCTGTATCTGGATTCAGTTCAATATTTAACTCTTCCAAATCCTTTCCCAGACGTACCCAGTTAGGTGTTTCTTCTCCAATTGCGGTATTAAGCAGATGTGCCATATACTTTCGCTCAATTTTGCCTGTTATTTTCTCACTTGCGTGTAACTGTAAATTTAACTTAATCATTCTTTCCCTCCAATCTACAATCCAAGCGGATCTGATTCTATTTCTTTATAAGTGATCTGGCACTGCACCATGTACCTTGCCAATCCTGACTCCGTATTTACCCCAGCCAGATTCGGCATGTTCTGTAAGACTTCCATCTTTTCAATCTTGCAGTTATCCGGAAACACAGGATACCTCTTATGGCGATCTTGTGTTTCTAACCATTCCATAAAGCTCTGAACAAAATTCATGCACTGCAGGTTCAGATCATCGCCATCTGTTGAATAATTTTTTACTATGACAATGGCAAATCCGTAAGCTTTCTTCTTATCACCATTTACATACTCGCTGATGATTTTCCCCGAGTAATTGGTGACAAGCGCAAAGCTGTCTCGTGATTCTGGGGAGAAATTAAAGCTTAGGATATCGCCAACAAGTTCCCCCACTTTAGGCTCGAAGTACGCCTTTACGGCTTCATGAATCGTCATGCTTTTCCCCTTTCCAGATACGCGGCATAACTAGTAACCAGATCCTGTTTTCTAGCAGTCATCATTGCTTTATCCCAATGCGAAGTTGCCAATGGATGAACTGTTTTCTTATGCTTCAGCGGCCGATCAGTAGGCTTTTTTGCCACACCAGGGCGAGACCAGAAAAGACCTTCTCCATTAGTAAACGCACCTTTTTTAGTAATTGGATCGACATATAACTTGCCCTCCCACTGATAATGCGCATATGGAGATAAATAATGGATTACTGCATGATTGTCTTCTTGATAAACTGCTAAATTTTGTGCCAACACCTCTGCCTGTGATGCTGGCACATATGGATCCATCAGTCGTGCTGCTTCATTTGCCAAAAACAGGAGGCCATCTGATCCTCCTGTTTTCTTACTCACTAAAGTTGAAAAATCTTTTTTCCATTCAAATTCAACTTTCATGTCAGCCTCCTAACCGATAGTGCTTATTTGTTAGATGATTCGTATTATCCGAAAACGCTGTAACCTTAAAAGCACTCGGTTTGTTACGAGTTAAAAGCTGCGTTGCTGTATGTCCGTCCGCTCCGGTTATTTCTTCCTGACAAATACCCACTACCACAATATCATCCATAGACACAGTAAAATGACCTGCCGGATTTTTCAAAAATTCTGGATATGACAGATATCTGGAATCTTTTGGGATGCGAACGGTATATGTATTTGACACTGTAGCTTGTGTAGTCAAAACAGTATTAACCTGCGCCTTATAGAAGCATCCTGAAATTACAGTTCGAATCCACTTTTCTTTTCTGTCTTTCGTATCTGCCGCACGAATCCGGTTATACAACGTAATCGTATGGACATAATTCGGATTCATTTTAACCCCCTGTACATCAATCCCGTGTTACAGAGGTACTGCGCAATCAAGCGCCGCACCTCCTTCATTTTTCCAGTTTCAGTCAGCGTTGAATTTGACAGATCTACCGTTCCACTCTGACCATCATTTGACCAGGATGCTAATGGACCTGCCAGGCCGCTTTCCTGCTGCTCGGCCTTAGCCTTGTCTGCCTGATACAGTACCTCTGCCACAGCACAGGTACACAGCTTAACCTCTTCCGGTGGCTCCGGCATAGTCTTGACTCTTCCAAATGTGTACAAATCAATCTGCGCTCTGGCTTCGCGCTCCCAGTATAAAAAAGATTCCTCTGGTACTACTGGGGATTTCCCCAGCAGATATCCAGATGTGTAAAATTCATAATCTGCGTACATAATCTCCTCCTGATCAGGACTGTGTTGCAAGTGTAATCGTCTTATTAACAGCAGCTGCGTCTACAACAACAGTTTCTGTTACCGATACGCATCCCTTCAGGGAGATCTTCGCCGTGTAGGTTCCTGGACGCAGGTTGAACTCTGCCTTACCATTATCATCAGTTGTGAGGATTGCTCCCTCTACATTGATACGTGCTCCTTTACGCGCCTTCGGGCTTTCTGCAGCTCCATCGGTTACTGTGAAAGTAACTTTCTGAGTTGGTGTCGGTGTTCCTGGCTCCAAATAAGCAAATGCACAACCGGTACGGTCCTCATTTAAGCGAGTTGCCGGATTTGGAAGCGCCCAGCCCATGCGGAATACAATACGCAGTGCAGTCATATCCTGCTGTGCCAGATTATAGATGATCTCTTTCGTGTCTGGATCCTGAATAACGCCCTGATCCAGAATCTTTACTGTAATATCCTGACGAATAGAATATACTGCCTGGCTAAAATCACCTACAATCAGCTGTGCGATATTAGGGAAAAAAGCACCGTTTTCTGGGAATGTAATAGGCGCGCCATCCAGAGAATATCTGGCCACTTCCTGCATATTACTCTTAAAGATCGGCTGTCCGGTTGTATCACGAAGACCACGCAGATTTGCTTTGAAGTTCATCGGTGCCAACGCGCCAGATACACCATAGCCATCGTTCTCCACCTTTGCGAAGACTCCATTCTCGCCTAAAATTAAATCATAGTAG